ATATTATTTAGATGTGTACGGGTAAGACACTCCAGAGATTATAACCTTTGATAAAGAATTAAAATACTCTATAAATGTCTTGTATGTATTTTTACTAACATATGCTGATGCTGCAACAACATTTGCTCCAGAACTTCCAGAGATGTCTGTTTGAGATCCATTATATTTAGTAATGCTAACTTTGCCAAGAGCAACAAGGTCTAGACCAGGACCTCTATTTGTTGCTTTTTCAAATTGTGTTGGTGATCCCATTGCACCTACGCCAATAACTCCAGGAACGCAGGCTGGAAAACCAACTAGGCTGCTTAGCCCATCATTTCCAGTTGCAGCAAAGACAGGAATATTATTTGCGTTTAATTTAGATACTGAACTTAATGCTAAAGAATTTGTGCAATCAGTATGAAATGTCTTAGCCTTTGTTTTAATATCGGTACTAGTACCTGATTGGCTAATTGACAATGCATCAATGCTATATTTTGATGCGTTATTTGATACCCACTCGATTGCTGCAATTAGTGCTTTTGAATCTCCTCGTGAGTTTCCAAGTTTTGTAACATCGTTAAATCTAATAAAAACAATCTTAAGATTTGGATTAGTTGCTAATGCAGCCTTAACCATACTATCTCCGTGATATGTTGCATTGTTGATAGATACTGGCCATGGTGCAGATGCTGCGCCTGGACCTTCCATAAACAGTTCTCCGTTAGGGCAAGACATATCTTGATTAACAACTGATGACTTGACAGTTGTAAAACAAACTTCATGGATAATTGAATTAAACTTTGTAGAGTTAATAGCAGAGTCAATAATTGCTAAAACTTTTTGATCTTCTGCATGAGATGGCTGCAATGATGTAAATGCAACCAATACTGATAGTATTGCTAGTAGTACTTTCTTCATTATATTCCTTTTCTATTTATGAGATCATCAGTCTTACGACATGACAACATGGGTCACCACCTTGGTCCCATTCCTCAATTTCTTCTTCACCCATATACTCGTATCCGCCATCATGGGTATTGCAGTACGGTGGAGTTACCCATCCTCTTTCAATACCATTTTCAAGCCAAATACCGAACTCTTGTTCTTCAGGTGACAAATCATCGTGTGTGTGATTCATATATTAAGTATACTCCTAAGCGCTTATGATGTCAACTGGTCCCATGCACGATGGGTTAAATTTAATTGCTGCAGATACTGCCTGATTAACTCTATTCCTTGCATTTTTTTGTTTGTCTGTTGCATATAAAACACCATAGGCGTACTCTGATCCAGAGCCAATAGAAACATATGGTAAAGAGTACTTAGATAAAGACATATCTCCAGAACTGTGCTCATATATTTCACCACGAATGCCAATGATTAAACTAAGTTCTCCTTCTTTAGATGTATCAATCCAAAACTCGTTATAGAATTCACGGAGTTCTTTAATAAATTTTGTATGCATAAACTTATCTGTATCTTTGATGTTTGGCGCTGTCGGTCTAAAATTGTGCCTAATTCTGTCACCGTCCATAGAGCCAGCATATCCAATTAAATATGGACCAACCTTCCAAACCTTTGGTGATTCAAGTGAAAGAATAACACCATCGTCTGATGCTCCACGATCTCCAGCCATATAAATTTTATCTTCATGGCGCAAAGCAACAATACAGGTCATGACAAAGCCCTCTCCAGATAGGTGATACTTAAGTATACCATTGCCCAGAGAGGGCTGTCAACTACCGTCAATAATGACTAATTAGCCTTTTTGTCTACCGTCTTAAACGCATCATTGATCTCTGACAATGTGAGTTTTCCATCGTCCAAAAAAGCCCTTGCCAGTCTTTCAATGACTGTTGCTACGCCTAATAGTCCTGCTAAGAATACTGCCTGAACTGTGTCAATTCCAACTACTGCTCCAGCACCAAGTACTGATAGACCAGAAGCAGCAAACACTGCTATTATACGCATTAAGATATTGGTTATTGCTTTTTGTGGGTGCTCCTTCTTAGGAGGCTCTACTACCTTTTTAGTTGCCATATTTAGTCCTCCTTTCTTAATGGGATTGTTATTAGCCAAATTACTGTTGTTGCAAGTACTGCAATACCAACAATGTCTCTTGCTGATCCCGTCAAAGTTAGCCATGCGATGAAGAAGCCAAGGAGAGTAAAGGCCTGTGCAATCACTTCCACCCCTGCATCTTTAAGCCATGTGAAGAATCCCTTCACAACTTTTTTGATTATTTTCATTTTTACCTCCTCATCCCAATCATTACATTTGCAATCTGTGAAACAATGATTACTGGGATAATGACTTCCTGGGCTTTTTCTCTCTGATCATCTGTCATGTCCATACCTAATTCAGAGAAATTAGATAGGAGTTCTGTAACATCAACTTCAAATACTGCTCCAAGTGGGTCTGCTAAGAATGCTTCTGTTTGTACTTCTGTTACTGCATCTGCTAATGTAAAAGGCATTGGTGTCTCCCCTGCAGTTTCTGCTCTGTCTGTAAACTCAACAAATGCTTCTGCAAGTGCTGGGTTAGACTTCATCTGCTCAGCAATCTGTGCAACTTCTGAAGGCTTGATGCCAAGGTCTTCTGCAACCTCTTGCTTTGCTTCTTGTGTTAATGCTTTGAGAGTTTGGCTAACTGCTGTGATTTGTTCAGGGGAAAGAATAACTAACTTATTATCCTTGCTTGTAAGATTAGCAATAACATTAGATAAATCCTCTTCTGTTCCCGTTCCTTTTTCAGGAACAAGTGCTGCTAAAACTTCATCAGTAATTTCTACATCTGGTTCAGTCCATGGGTTCTCTTCAGGTTCTGGATCTGGCCCAGGTTCTGGTGAAGGTTCTGGGGCAGGCTCTTCAGTTGGTTCTGGAGTTGGTTCAGGAGTAGGTGGTTCCTCTGGGGTAGGTTCAGGTGTAGGCTGGTCTGTAGGGTCTACTGTAGGCTCTGGAGAAGGCTCTGGAGTAGGTTCTTCAGTTGGCTCATCAGTTGGATCTGGGGATGGTTCTGGACTTGGCTCATCTGTTGGCTCTTCAGTTGGTTCTGGAGAAGGTTCTGGTGTTGGTTCTGGGGTAGGCTGATTGGCTGCAGCATTGGCTGCTGCTTGAGCAATTGCAGCATTAAGTTCTCTTGCTGATTGCTCATAATAATATTTCCATGCATCATTAATAGCATTATTTAAATGAACAATTGACTGGTTATATTCATCTTCTGCATCTTCTTTATTTTGTAACGCAATTGCTACATTTGATACAGCAGTGTTATAGTTATTAGTTTTAGTTGTCAGGGTTTGATTGTAAGTATTAAGTGTTGAGACTGATTGATTATAAACATTTAGTTTATCATTATACACATCTTGTGCTGAGTTTCTTGCAGCAAGGGCGTTGTTGTAATCGTTGGTTTGTTCTTGAGTTGCTCCAGGTCCAGATGAGAATGTATTTAAATTACAACTAAAGTCTTCTCCCCATACTCGTGGATTTCCAGCATAGTCACAGCCTGCTCCTGTCATTCCACCAGGTATTGTCCACCCAAGATGATAAGACCCTGGGCCTCCTCCGTTATACCACCATATCTCTACATCTAAAGTTTTGTCTTCGGTTACATCATATGTTGGGGACCATGCACTCCACCGCACCCCTTGCTCTACCCAGTTGTTAACAGCAGGCTGTCCATCAACATACATTCTAAAGCCATCGTCTGTATATCCTGCAAACGCTACTGTTGTAAACCATGATGGAACTGTTATCTGTCCAGCAAATTTAACCACAATGTTTTCATACCTATTTTGACATACTGGAAGTTGCATATAGTTTGAGTTCCATGTGCCTGAGCAGATTACAGATCCAGGTACTGCTGAATTTCCACTTCTTAATAGGTTATAAACTGTGTAGGAAAGACCAGTTCCACCAGCACTATTTAGGGCTTGCTGTGCTGTTTGTAGATTAATATTGGCTATACCAAGTGCATCGTAGGCATCATCTTTATGCTCAAGTGCTGTGGCTACTGTTGCTGTTTGTCCATCTACTGCTGCTTGGGCTAAGTCTTTTTCTTCAAGTGCCGTGGCTTCTGCGTCAATGGCATCATTATATAGGCCAGAGGTTTGAGTCTGGGTTTCTTTTGCAGATACGGCAATATCATATTTATCTTCTGCATCTTCAATTAAGGATATAAATTCATCTTGATAGCCAAGGTCGTCTACACTATTGTTAAGTTCTTGTATTTCTTGGGCTGCAACTGTGAGGGGGTCATCAGAGTAAGCACCTTCTGGGGAGATAATAAGCCAGCCAAATGCTAACAATGTGGCTGCTACTATGCGTATTAGTTTTTTAATTACCTTTCCCCCTTGCAGACATGATGTCTGATAGGATGATTATACCATTTTATTGCACAAAAAAGGGGACTAGCGCTCAGCCAATCCCCTTAGTTGTTGGAATAATTACTTAATGTAAGTAACCTTTGCCTTTGGATTCTTTGCATTCCACTTCTTTGCAAGTGCATTGAAAGCAGTCTTAATTGACTTGAGTGTAGCAGCATTATCTGCTGTTAACTTAGCAATAGTTGCATCCTTAGCAAGGATAACTGCATCTGAAGCAGCCTTTGCATCAGCAAGTGCCTTAGCAGAAGCAGCCTTTTCTGCTGCAAGAGCAGCATCTGAAGCAACCTTAGTAGCAGCAGCATCTGCAGCAGCCTTTACGACTGCAGCATCTGAAATTGCCTTAGCAGCAAGTGCTGCATCCTTTGCAGCCTTTTCAGCAGCAAGTTCTGAGACTAGATCACGAACTGCGATCTCTGCAAATGGTGCAAGTGCACGAGCAGGAAGTCCAACTACGTCTGCTGATGTTGCATCAGTTGAAGTAGTAGGTGCGAATGTGATTAGTGATCGTGTTCCAGTTGCTGGAAGTGTTGCAACAAACTTTGCAACTCCAAAGTCTGAAAGTGTAGCACCAGTTGTTGCTGTTGCTGTGTCTAGTGTTGCTGTAGCAGCAAAGACTGTTGCAGTAATTGACTTACCTGATACCTTGTTACCAAATGTATCTGTTGCAGTTACTGTAATGTCCTGCTTTGTTCCAGCAGCACCTGATGTTGGTGCAGATACTGTAAGAGTATTAATCTTGCCAGCAGTGCCCTGTACATAGTATGTAAGAGTTGTTCCACCGTTGTTAATTACAACTGTGCCAATTGCCGTTGTCTTTGTGTAGACATAAAATGTTGCTGTTGTTCCTGTACCAGTTGCAATTGTCAAAGATGATGATCCTGATGTTGCTCCTACTGGTGCAGCAGATGTGTGTAGTGCAGACACGATTGTTGCATTTGTTGCTGTTACAGAAACTGATGTTCCTGTATCAACTGTTGCTACGAACTTAAGTGCGTCAGCAGCGTCAACTGTGTTGTCTGCAGGCACTGGCAATGATGCAGGTGTAGCAATTGCTGATGCCGTAGTGTTTGCTACGGTATCCAATGATACAGCGACTGTCATTACAGCAGCACTTGCAGGTGTTGCTACGATTGTGCCCAAAGTCATGGCTGCAACCATGGCTAGTGCGATCTTCTTGAATGAATTCATTCGGTATTTCTCCTTATTTATAGTAGATTGAATCTATCCAGATAATCTTTTACATCATCTGGCATAGGTTTATATTCTATCACATTGTCTCTACCAGTGTCAACCTGCTTAGGTCGATCACTAATGGTATGAACTTCGACCACCATATTTTGGTCTTTTGGGGTATGTGATATTGCCCCAAATATTGCTCCACACACGGCATCTGCCAAGTCCTTTGACTTCTTTCGTGGGTGATCAACTCTGTTATTTTTCATAATCTTTAACTGGGTTAGTTCATCAAAGAGTAGTTCAATTGCTGGCATAGCCAGTCTTTCTTCATATACAAGCATAGCCATATCCTCATAATGTTTCTTGGCAACAGAAACAGTATCAGTTCTCATTCCAACCTGTTTTAATTCATTCTGAATATCAAACGATTGCCAACGGTCAAACGATACCATGCCAATATTAAAGCCAAGCCTTCTTAGATTTTGAATCCACTGTTTAACTTCTGAAAGATTAACTGGTCCTTCTATCTTTGGTTCCCACCAGGCTACTGCATCTACTACTACAATTGGTGCTACTTGTTCATAGTTATTAATGACTTGTATGTTTACCCACTTATCTACGTGAGCAATTGCTACTGCACACTTATCGTGTTTCTGTGCAAGGTCAGCATGTACATAATAAACTTTGTCTGGATCAGGCTTAAAAGATTCATCAAACCTCTTGAATGTATCTACTGGATTGCGTAGTGTCATACACGATCTTACCTTGTCTACCTGCTTAAAAAATGCATCAGAAGCAAATGTTGGTACACATGCAAAACGCATCATTGCATCTCCAAGGTCTGTCATAAATGCAATCATAAAGTCATCAATCTTGCGAGTGGGGTTTACTTCCCATGTAGGTCTTTTTAATGCAAACACTCCTGGATATTTATATGAAAGAATCTGATCTTCATCCCAGGAAATTTCAAACGAGTTGTCTGGGCTATCTTCTGGAAGTAGTGGATTGATAGTAAACTTATGCGTTCTTTCAACAACTTCTTTCTCAGCAATAACATCGTCATACTTTTCTGAAATAAAGTCTCCTGGGTATCTTGGGAATGAAAGCAAAACAACCTTACCTAAGTCAGGGAAACGGGAGTCTACTGATCCACGGAAAGCCTTATAGATATTATCAGCAGTTTTTCCCTGCTCATTTCCTGTATTAACTTCAGAAGCAAAACCAGAAATCTCATCAAGAACTGCAAGCAGCAAATTCAAACCCTCGTGCGATTCTCTTTCTGAGTGACCAGAGTAAACAGTAATTGATTTATCAAACTCAATCGAATCAGCCTTAGCATAATACTTTCCTACAAACCATGGAGATCTTTCAATCTTTGACTTAAAACCTTTAAAAAAAACGTTCTTTGCTTGCTGAGCGTTAATAGCAACATTGATTAGGTCGATAGCATCTCCAGATGGCTTACCAAAATACTTTGCTGGATCTTTAAGGCATAGGAGTTTATATACGATATATGAGCATGCTACTGTTGATGTGAAGTCTTTTCCAGATCCCTTGCCAAGTTGCAAAATGATTTCATTCTTTGTGTACTTATCATAATACTTTGAACCAGCATCTTCTCCCATTATGTTTATTAAATCTTCTTTTCTATATATCTGGCTCATTGCTTCAACAATGTCATACTGAATATCAGAAAGTGGTGGTTGTCCTAAATAGGCTTCGCCCTCAACAAATGTTCTTGCATCTACTGGCATTTCATTAAAGTGATCGTCTTGTAGTGCCTCAAGAAAATCATTGAACATCGTGGACAACTGTAATCACCTCGTTGTCTTTTGCAAATGAAGAAAGCCTACGCATAATCTCGTCACGAACTTGTGGGTATTCGGACGCAATATCTTTTAATATAAGGACAAGAATCTCCTGTCGCTTTTCAATTTCCATCATTTCTTCTGCAAGTTCCTTGTTCTCAAGGAGGCCAGCCTTTTGTAGCATATCAATACGCTTAGATTCAATATCCATTACAAGTTTAATGGCAGCAGTTTTTGCGCTAAGATTGTTAGTCATAGATGCTTCATCAATAACTTCGTATGTACGAGAAACTAACTTACTATAATGTGTATCGGCAGCAGCAAGGGCTTCTTTAGCACGAGCACGGATAGCATCGTTAGCAGATGCCATGACCTTCCACTCATTAATAAGTGTAACTACTCTTTGTCTTGGTATGTCAAGTTGTTTTGAAATTACCGTTGGGTCGTTGCCCTTTAGGTATTCTTCTACTACCTGATTAACCTGATCAAGATGCTTAACTAAATCATCTTCAGTTGACATACTTACCTTCTAGTCTATTGATTTCATCTTTAATATAAAAGATTGCTTTCTCAAGATCTTGAATAGTTTTTGACTCATCCTTGATCCCTGCTCTCCACAAATACTTAAAAGCATTACCAATGTTAAAGTTACGATGACGTGTAATCTGAATACACTCTACTCCAGAAGGATCTGTTGTGTAGTGCGTTGGGTGGTTAACTTGATCAACCGTTATGTTTAGGTTTTCACTCATCATCTTCATCCCACTCAAACGACTCTGGCATATTACGCAGTGTTGCAGTGGCATAGGAAATACCAACTGCTGCTACTAATGATAATATAAAAAGCATATACTTAATTTTTTTCATCGTTTTGATTTCCTTAATTTAAATTTTGCAAGGTAGACATAGATAGTCTCAATACTAGCCCCACACTCCTTAGCAATTTCTTCTGGAGTCTTTTTATCCACAAGATATCTCTTACGCATATAGACTTCGCTTGTATATAGTTTAGCACCCACGGTATTAATTGTCAACCCCTTTCTCAAAAATGTCATAGTTATAGGCATTTGAATCCTCTAAGACCCACTTATCATAACTTTCAACATCCCATTTATTTGTATTAACAAGCCTGTGAAGCAATAGGCTTTTCTTTGTTACGAATGAAGGCTCATATAATTTAACTCTGTTGTTAGGCTGTATGGCAAAATTGCCGTCATCTCTTTGAATTACATGCCCACACTTATGCTGTCCTGGGTTCTCAGAGTACCCATCATCTAAAATATTTGAGTCTGGGTTATGCCAATCAAGCGTAAACAAATACTTACCAGGAACATTTTCTTTTTCTCTATTAAGGTAAGACATTCTCATATTAACTAAGTTTTGAAATTTAGTTACAGCCACGTGTGGAGAAAATGAATTCCATAACACAAGGTTATAGATAGGCTCTTCTGGAACTCCTGGCTTTGTACAAAAAGCATTTATTGGCATTCTCCACCACAACCCACCATCTTCCATTAAGAAATGAAACAACGGGCTTCTTCCTTTAATGCTTGACACTCCAAAGATAACACATGGAAAGTATTGATCATGGCTATCTTCTTGGTCTCTTAAAAAATTTCCACGAACATAGCACTCTATTGGTGGTATGTTTGCATTTAACTCTGGCATTATTCAGTCCCTCCTACTGCTTTATTCCAATTCTTAATTGCCCAGTGTCCAATACCACAGGCATCTGCTACATCATTATCTGTAATTGTTCTATCATATTGCATGTTGATAAAATTAATTGTTCTTTGCTTTCTTAGTTCTCTTTCATATGATTTAAGCCATGACTCTGACTTCCCTGGATTTTGTGACTTAATAAATAGTTTTTCATCTTTAGATATCTTCTTGTTTCCAATAAAGTTCTGCCAAGTAATTGGTGCTACTTTACCTATGACCTTTGTACCAGACTGTCCTGCTGCTCCAAGAATCGCACCCTGCACAAGAGCAAGATCAGCAGCAGTCTTAGGGCTATTCATAAATACTGTATGCTCAATAACAATAGCCTCAAAGCCTTCATATATATCAAGGAAAGCCTTTACCTTTTGTCCAGCATCCATAACCTTTTCGTAGGTATCCTTGCCTTTAAAATTAATCTTTCCTACCGACTTTAAAGTTTTTTCTTTAGTATCAAAAATAGCAAAGGCAAGACTATTAGTGCTTGCATCAATAGCACAAATAGTTTTTGGAATTTTATTTCCTATTGCCTCTGCTAATTTCATTTTAAATTATCCTTTATTTCTTTTAGTGCTTTTGCTACAATTGAAGGATTTACATTGCATTTGACACAAAGGCTTTCGTCATTATATATTGACAAAGGCTCTTTACATGATTTGCAATTCCTGTCCTTACCTTTTCTTTTTTGTCTTCTAGAAACTATATACCTTGCAGCAATCTTTTCTTTAGTAGACATATCTCTACACTCAGGTGAACAATATATTTGATATGTTATATCTGTTTTAAATTGTTTGTCACACCATTGGCAATGTTTCATCTAGTGGCTCCAAGGACTTTAGTTTAAAGTCTCCCTTACCAGCCTCTGCACATGCCTTTTTAATAGGACATGATTTGCAAATTTTTGAATTTGAGCGATAGTTCTTTTCAGGCAGGGTTCTGTCGACCCAGGCCTTACGAACTGATCTCATCCATTCAAACGTCTGGTCTACCCACCGACGATAATAATCATTTACTTCTACTGGAAGTATAAGCAACTCATGGTTATTCTTATTTTCATAAATAAGAACTGCCTTTGCTTTCTTAAGAATCTTCATATAAATTAATAACTGAATAAGGTGACCACTCTTTGGTTTGTTGTGTGCCTTGCGGTATTCAAAACCTTCGTTCATCATTGTTTTAATTTCACCAAGAAGTTCTTCTCCTTGCCAGTTAACAATAACATCTCCGTATCCAAAAATTGGTGGATCGTTATTTGTAATCTTGAACTCAGAGTCTACAAGGAAGTCTGGGACGTTGCCCATTGCTTCCTGAATTCTTTCGTGTGACTTTGTTCCTGCAGTCATATTTGCTGCACTGTATGGTGTTGCATCATCTTCAAACATCTGTCCATCAAAAGCAAGGTACCAGTATCTTGGACACTCTCCATGCCCATAAGCAATGGTTGATGGAGCAAAGGTTTTCTTTTGTGTTTGTTTCTCTATGCGATTTACAGTATAACCAGACTGAATTTTTTCAGTAAGTCCAGCAACATCTATTGCGTGTACTGGTGGCTTTTCCTGCTTAACCATAATCTGCTGTAATAAACTTTTTGTCATGTTTTACTCGTTTCTATTAGTATAAGTATAGCAGATTAGCGGGTGATGTACTTGAGTGCAGACACTAAATTATTAAGCGACTCTGCTGCCGTATAATAAAGATTCTTTTTACCACGATCTGACTTGTCTACATTAGCCATCCATGTAGCCTTAAAAGCCATTTTTGCTGCAATTGCTTGTAGCCTTACAATCTCTACATGAGCAACATTAATAGGAATGTCTGGCTTTATAATTAGTTTAGCAATCATTGTTAGTGCTACTGTTAATTCTTCATCTTCCATATAGTCTGCAATCTCTGCAAGACCGTTTACCATATCTATTGTTGTTCCTTGTTGTTCCATTATTCCTCCACTAGATCTTCTAATATGCTCATCTCAATTATAGCAAGTCTGACCTTTGCATTACCCTCGCCCATTACCACAACTATGGCTGGGTCTTTTCCATTTTTCATAGCATCAGTAGTGGCCTTAGCCCAAACCTCTTTATTTAATGTAAAGGATTTTCCTACCTCTTTAAAGTCTACGACAAAGTTCTTCCAGGATGCATCACCCTTCTGAGTATTACGACCAGAGTTTTTGTGCTGTTTAGCACCTATTCTCTTGGACTCACTCTTCTCTGTCATTACCCTTCCATTTCTGCTTACCAAACTTAACCGAACTAAGATGCTTATCTTTACACATCCAAGTCGCTTCTTTTGTTTGTGCATAAAGTCTAAGAGATGTAACTTCTGCTTTACATTGATGACAAACAAACCTTCCATGATAAACGGTATAACTAGGCATTTAGTTTAGCCTTGATTGATTCTTGCAAATCAAGATCCTCTCTTACACGATTAACAAATGCTTCTTTGCCCTGAACTTTTGTACCATCAGGAAGTATGTACCAAGCGCCAGTGCGCTCTACAATTCCATTTAATTCAGCAGTAGTAACAAGATCGCCGATGGTGTCAAGACCAATATCGTCACCTCTAAAATAAAAATCATACTCGCCAGATTGAAACCCTGGGGAGGTTTTTGAGAACTGTAGTTCCCACTTAATAGTTCTGCCAATTTTTTCTTCAATTAATTTATCTCCTACCTTAATCTTGCCCTTAATTGCTTGATTGTCTGACTCTGAAGAAAAGAGTTTAACAATACATGAGGAATAAAACTTAGTAGCCTGACCACCAGAAGGCTGCTGGCTAGTATACATAGCATTGATATTGTTACGAGACTGAGAAATAAGAACAAGCAGAGTTGGCTTAACTTTATTGTTTGCATAGTTAAGCATTTTCCATGCGTTACTAAAGTCACGGGATTCGGCTCCAATCTGTTTGGTGTTTTCTAATGCTTTCATTTCATCTGTATCTTTTTCAAAATAGATTGCTGGAAGCATTGATGTAATAGAGTCTACCACAATTAGGTCAACACCAGCGTTCATTAATCCAACACCTACATCTACCATGTCGCTAATAGTTCTTGCTTGTGAGTAGATTAGTTTTTCTGGATCTACCCCAAGAGTTCTGGCCCAGTCTTCTGAGTATGACATCTCTGAGTCAATCCATGCACACAACTTGCCCTCTGCCTGAGCAAGAGCAATCATCTGAAGGCACATAGAAGACTTTGCGGAAGACTTTGATCCCCAGATAAGAACCTGTCTACCATAAGGCAAACCGCCTCCAAGTGCACGATTCAAGCCAAAACTTGGAGTGGGTTGGTACTCATAGTTAACACCTACTCCGCTACCTAATCTCTTTCTTAACTTAGGGTCTAACTGTGCTAATGCTTCTTCTATACTAACTGACATGTACATCCTCCAATGTTACGGTTCCGTCTTTAGTCTTTCCAAAATCAAACTTATAAGATTTTCCTTCTTCAATATGCATATACGCTTTTGCAAAAGATGTAGGGAATACCGTAATAGAATGTAGGTCTCTACTTGTATCTGCAAGTGTAAGAGATGCCATTTTCTTTCCAGTCTTTGTAATTCTTGGTTTAAAAGAAACTACAAACATTTCATCATCCTTATATGGAAGTTGCTTATAACTTAAGAACTTCACAAGAGCATGGGATGATTCTTTTATCTCATCTGAAGGTATGAAAGAAACAATCCTGTTATCATTACAAAGAACCAAGTAAGAGCGACCCGTCTCAATAGTTGTATTCTCATCATCAAATATACCGACACTGCCAGTTTTGTCCAAAATTTCAACTCGTGACCATCCTGTTCCTCGCTTAATTGATTTTACCATACCCATAAAAATGTATGATCCCTTTTCCTCAAAATCCACAATATCCTGAATAAATGCATAGTAATGTGAAGGTATTGTAATATTAAACTCTGGAAGGTTTAAGTACTCATATAAGTTCTCTTTAATTTCCTGATCATTTCTAGCATTGTCATTAAAGGTTGCAGCACCAATTACTCTTAGTGCTTGTAGTGCACGGGAGTTTACTCCGTTGCCCTTGGTAAATGTAAACTCTTCAAGTTCTTTATATGAACTAAATGGTCGTGCTGCAATATATCTTTCTGCAATTTTGTCAGATATGTACTTGATAGCAGTGAGCCCAAACCGAATACCCTTACCCTCAATTTTAAAATCGATATCCGAATCGTTAATGTGAGGTAACTTAACACTAATGCCCATTCTTTTTGCTTCAATAAGATATTCAGTTCTCGCATCTTTATCCTTTTCGTTCTTTAGCACTGAGTACATAAACTCAAGTGGGTAATAATATTTTAGCCATGCTGTCCAATAGGATAGCGTTGAGTATGCTACTGCGTGAGACTTATTAAATGAGTACCCTGCGTGAGCCTCAAAGTCATGCCATAGGTCACGAGCAAGGTTAGGAGCAATAAACTTCGATGCACCCTCTACGAACTTCTCTTTAAACTGATCAAACTCTTTAGCATCTTTTTTCTTGCCAATGATCTTTCTAACTTTATCTGCTTCCGACATGGACATACCGCCAAGGTGTACGCATGCTTGCATAACTTGTTCCTGGTAAAGAATACAGCCATAAGTGTCCTCCGTAAATTGTTTTAATACTTGGTGAGTATAAGAAATATTTTGACGACCATGCTTGCGCTCAACATAGTCTTTTCCAATTGTATTCATAGCACCTGGACGAACAAGAGCATTAGACGCTGCAAGTTCATTTAAATTCTTAACGCCCATCTTAACAAGAAGGTTTGTATATGGTGCTGCTTCACATTGGAACACACCTTTTGTGTATCCATCTGATAACATTTGATAAACATTTGCATCGTCCATCTTGATTTTAAGAAGGTCAATCTTCTTTCCATCTCGCTCTTTAATTATATCGATTGTATTCTTAAGAACTGATAAAGTCTTAAGACCAAGAGCATCAATCTTAATCAAACCAATTCTTTCAGCCTCTTCCATGTCAACACCAACAACAGGAATTCTTTCATCTGATCCTGTGGATGATCTTGTTTCTAGTGGTGCGTACCTAAAGATTGGTTCTTTTGCAGTTACAACACCAGCAGCATGGATTCCTGTTCCACGGATTCGACCACGAAGTTGTTCTCCGTAAACCTCTACCTCTGGATACTTCTCACGAAACTCTCTGGTAGATTTTGAACTACAAAAATCATCCCATGAGTCTACAGTCTTTAGAACCTTGTTCACATCTGATAGCGGAATGTTTAATACTCGTGCCACATCTCTAACAATTCCTTTTCCAGTAAACTCAAGGAAGGTAGCAATAGATGCAACATGTCGATACTGTCTAACTAGATAATCTTTTACTTCTTCACGACGAGTATCTTGAATATCTGTATCAATATCTGGAAAGTCATTGCGCTCTGGGTTAATAAAACGGAAGAACAAAAGATTATGCTCAATAGGATCAATGTCTGTAATCTTTAGTGCATAGCAAACAAGAGAGCCAGCAGATGAACCACGACCTGGACCAACCATGATCTCTTCTTTTTTTGCCCAGTTAATCATATTACTTACAACAAGGAAGTACGGAGCAAACTTTTTATCTTTAATAATTTGCAACTCTTCTTCAAGTCTGTCAAGGTATTCTTGGTTTTCTGACAAACCACGCTCTGCCAAACCTTCTAATGCAACCTTGGCAAGTTCTTTGTCAGGACTCTTGTACTGTACTGGTAGAAGGTTTAGTCCTTCTTGAATACCATAGTCTCCTACTGTATCTGCTAATAAGATTGTATTTGAGTAGATGTCTGGTCGATCAATACCCTGCGATTCCATCGCTGCTTTAATCTCTTCATATGAGAGCAGGTGAATATCAAACTTATTAAATGTTATCTGACGATCTTCGCCATAGAGGTAGTCAAGGCGTTCCATCATGCTGCCTTTTTTCTTTGACTTCTCATATGTTGCATCTTTTACAAACTTGCCGTGTGTGTTCATAAGCAACTTAAACTCTTGAACTTCTTTTTGTGATGGATCAACATGGTGGCAGTCTGGTGTGACAATAACTTTGATACCAAACTCGTCTGCAAGTTCTATCAAATACTTATTAATGTGTGCTTCATTGTGAGGCATAACTTCAACATAGTAATCATCTCCAAAGCGTTCCTTAAACCAGGATAGATACTTTTTAGCAAGAGCAAACTCTTCTTCTTCAAGTGCTTTAACTAAGACGCTACTTGGGCAAGCAGAAGAAACAATAATTCCCTCTTTATACTTTTCTAATATACTAAAATCAAAACGTGGCTTTTTAAAGAAACCATCTGTCCAAGATAGTTCACTGATCTTGTTTAGGTTTTCTAAACCAATTTGATTCTTGGCTAGAAGGATAATGTGATTGTAGACAAGATCTTGTTGACCTTCTCTTTCAGACTTATCTCGTGTATCAGATATGTCTGCACACATGTATCCTTCTAGACCTAGAATTGGCTTAATGCCCTTTGCTTTTGCAATACGGTGCAGTTCCCTATGCCCAGATAAAGTACCGTGGTCAGTGATGGCTATTGCAGGCATCCCTAACTCAACTGCACGGTTCACGTATTCTTCTGGAGTAGCAATCCCATCAAATAAACTAAAATGGGTATGGACATGTAAGCCGACGTAGTTCATATTACCAATCAGCGTTAGTTGCTGAAGTGGCAGATGGGCCATCAAAGCCCAAATAGAACGCTTCTTGTTCTGCGTATGGAACCTTGCGTAGTGCAGATTCTAGTGGGTAAGGCTTAATGTCTCCCCAGTTAAATGGTTCCTTGTCTGGTGCAGATGGAATAAGAGTGTAATTGGTTTCAGTTCCCTGACCATTACGCTTTAACTTCCACTGTACATTTGAGATGCTTCCTGTTTCAAGTGCATACTCACGAATTGTGTTGAATGATGATTGCTTGCTGATACCCATTGACCAGATTGCAACATATGGTGCTTCAATGCCATCGTCTACAAGAACGTTGCAATAGAAACGAAGACGTGCTCTCCAGCCAGCCTTTGGATCCTTGCGGTGCATTTCTTCAGCCCAGTCACGACCTTCTGTATCCATTGTGTCTACAGCCTTGCGCTTATAGTCCTTTGGGTTTGTGTGTTCTGATACAACAATTGCTAGTCCACGCTCTGCGTTATAGTTTGCTGAATCTTCATCTAGTTCTTCTAAGAATCTAATCTTTACTGATTGTCCGTCAGCAAGTTTTAGCCACTTAACCTTTGGACCATCGCCACCCTTTGGGCCATCTAGTACTGGACCCATTTCTTTTATTCCTCTTAGTATTGCCATGTGTTTTCTCCTTTGTGTTGTTATGTTAGTTTAGCATAGACTGTATTGATTTGTCAAACTGGAAGTCCAGTTCTTGAATTGACTTATCGTCCATGTCGCCTATATCTTTATATTGTTTATTTAGTTGTATAACAGATACACGAGAACCAAGTTTTTCAACTATCTTAGTTTTCATATTTCCACCTGCTTCATCGTTGTCTGCAATAACAATTATATCATTAAAGTACTTCTGAAGCAATTCTATTTGTATGTTTGATACGTTAGATCCAAGTGTTGCTACTGCAGGAAATCCACACTGGTCAAGCCTTATAGCATCAAAGGATGATTCTACAACGTAAACTTTGCCATAACTTTTTACCCTGTGCAAATTAAAAAGTGTTTTTGATTTTGGCAAACCTGGAGTATTCTTAAATTCTTTTCCTTCAATTGATCTTCCAACAAATCCAATTGGTAGTCCTTCTGGACTATGAACTGGAACTGTCACCATGTCCTGCTTATCTGAATACCCTAAAGCAAACTTTGATGCAGAAGACTTTGTTATTTTTCTATAACTAAAATAGTCTTTTGCTCTATCAGATGTTAAAAGATTATTGTGCAAACGTTTAAGAACTAATTCATCAAACATTGTAAACTCTGGTTTTTTATAAAGAGCCTTGTCAATATCAGTCTCGATACTTGTTTCAACTTCTTTGCTCTTAATAAATCTTGCAGCCTCAAAGTAAGTCCTATTTGACATATGCATTACAAACTCTGTAAGTCCAGTTACGTGATGACAAGCAAAACAAAAAAATGTTCCATTATTTTTATCTATTTCTCCTGCAGGAGTTCGATTGTTGTTGTGATATGGACAAAAGATTATATAGTCTGAGTCTACCTCAGACTCAATGGTTACACCTGTTCCTGTGAGAACTCTTTTGATTTGTTCTTTTGTGTATAGATTGGTGTGCTTCCGTCTATTCCTGCTATCCATTCGCTTTGTTTTCTCCCCGTATATATCCCGTGTACTGTTAGTTGAAATTCAAAATATTTTTTCTTATGATTATAGTCTAATGTAAAATCTGGCAATATGTCAAGTCTTGGTACGTAACCTGATAGTCGCATTTCTGATTCAAGTAGTCTAACGTACTCTTCTTTAAGTCTGCCAAGGGCTGACTCATCATGTATAACCCCATCAAGGTAGAACTTTTTGATAGGTTTATGATGATAGAAGGTAGGAGGAATATTTTCCTTACTTTTAGACATACCATATTATAACTACTTATCTTCATAATCTTTATATCTGTAATATCCCTTGTCAAAATCAACTTGGACAAGGAAATCTCCCATAAATCCATTACGATTCTTTCTAAAGGCACACTCAATAATATCGCTGTTTGATGCTCTACCCAAAGCAATAACCCAGTCAGCATCGTAGGCAATCTGTCTTGACCAAGCAGTTTGTCCCAAAGTAGGAACACCGCTAAGATCATTTACATCGTCTGGGGTGGCAGATGAGATAGCAATGATAGGTACTTCTTCACCAATAGCCATTAGTTTAAGTTCACGTGAAAGGTTCTTCATTCGTACGGTTTCATTATCTGACTTCTGGTTGGGAGCCATCAATTGAAGGTAGTCAACGATTACAAAGTCTGGCTTGTACTGATCAATCTTTCCACGAAGAACTGAAGGATTAATTTCTCCACCCTGATCATTTGAAATGATATGAAACTCTGGCTTACCCTTTAAATGTCTTTCATGCCAAGCCTTAAGTGTATCTAACTCAACATCTCCGTTAGATAGTTTTCTGTGTGACCAAAGACCTTCTCCCATGATTGTAAATACACGGTTACGGACTTCTGTCTCTGACATCTCAAGTGAGATTACAAGGGGTGTCTTACCCTGTTTCCAGGCCTGTACAGCAAAGTATAGTGCCATCCATGACTTTCCTATACCTGGATATGCTAAAAAGACTCCTAACTGCCCTGGCATAATTCCAGAAGGCAGATAGTTATCAAAACCTGGAAGATTGGTTTTAATTCCAACGTGACCTGCTGCTTGCTGAATCTTTAGATTTTCAAAGTATGCAACTGCAGACTCGAGATCAGTTACATCAATATCACGAATCGCTGAAGTATTTTTCTTTAACTCTGATGTCTGTGTAATTAAATCATTTAGTGCAACGTTGCCCTGATTATTCTGAACATTAGTTGCTGCAGACCTCAAGATATCTTTAAGGCTATCGTTTAAGTATTCGCCTTGCAACTCTTCAAGGTGGTGCTTTGTTGCCCCAACATTTGGAATTGGAGAGAAGTCTCTAAACTTTTCTGTAACCAGTTCTGCAGGAGGAAGTGACTTGTTATTTTCAAAGTAGAGTCGTATGAAGTTCCAGATATCTCCATGAGTTCTAAGAAGGTTATCTACGTTTGCCTGTAATAGCACATGGATCTGCTTGTCCTGAAGAACTGCAGTGATTAGTTTAGACTCTGTATTATTCACTTAGCCACTCCTTTGCCATTCTTCTACGCTCTGCTCTCTCTTCATCATCCCGTTTTTTATCTTTTTGTGCCTGTAAAATTTTTTCTGCATTGTATGCAAAGTAATTCCAAGATGGATTCTCTGCAACTGAAAAGTAATACTCAAGTATATCGTAACAGCCAGATAGTCCGTATGATTCTACAAGGCCATCTGAGGCCCACTGTTCTACGTTTAAATTAAGTGATGGCTTTGACTCGTACCTTGCGGTATGATACTTGCTGTATCTTGAAAGCAAAGCCATACGGTCTTTGCGTTCGGCCATTACTCGTTAATTTCAGACTTTGCTTCGTTAATCTTTTCAGTCAACTTGTCTTCAACAAACTTGTAGACTCGCTCAAATGCTTGATCTGGAGTTTCTCCATTACGTCTTGAATCTACAATACCAAGATCAAGTCTTAGTGATTGAAAGTTGCCAAGGTTAAGCGTGTATCCTAATGTAACAGATACCTTTGTGTCTTCGTTTTCCATTTTCATACCCTTCGTTAAATAGATTCAGACCAGATTGGAATGAATCGACCATCTTCAGTTCTCGTATATGTAAGTATACCATCGCCCATTCTTCGTGTCAACTCTTGTTTGCTGGGCGTAATATCATTTGTAATTAAATTATCTTTTCTTGGTCTGCCAATATGGTGTGTAGCAAGTATATCACGGATCTCTCTTACTTGGGATTCTGAATAATATGATCTTACTTGAAATCCTCTTGCACCACCCTTTTGAGATCCCATTGGAAATGGAATAACTCCTCGTTTCATTAGTGATGGCATATACTTTTTATGACGATTAACTAAATCAGCAGTCTCTCTTACTGTATATGCTCTTTCACGTTTCTTTTTAAAATCAGAAATTAGACAACTTTCAATTTGATCTTTTGTTATATTGTATACAGACATAATGCCATTAGACTTATTTAGGTGATGTACTCTTACCAAGTCTCCATTTAAAAACCAAACTTTTTTGTTCCCTGGAATTACAGGGAGGACATTGTAGCCTTCGCTCTCAATACTTCCTTTTTTAGTAGCCATGATCCCTCCGCAGAATTTTCTGGTTGGTTGTAAAAAATTCTTGATCCACAAGAAATGCAATAGGTTTCAAGATGACCTACCGTGCTGTATTGCCTATCTAAAAACATTCTTCCATTACATTTTTTACACTTTAACATTAATTAGGTACGCCAACTATAATAAGATTAACACTTGTTGATACCAAACCAGTACGATTAAATTTTACAACCCCATCTACTCCAGAGGTTGTTGGTTTATTTAAAACTATAGAGACATCTGCTCCAGCAGGTGTTCCTCCTACATTTACTACTGTAGCAGTTACTACTGGAGGAAACTTAAATTCACCAGCAAAGGTTGAAGCAAACTTAAGTTCATCATTAGCGGTAACATTTTGACTAGTAGTTGTAACTTTTTCAATTTTAGTTACAACTCTAACATCTGTTATTTTTTTATTTTGTGGTCCAGCATCTTCTGTAGCAATAGACACATAGTTATATCTTGATGACTGTGTTTCTTTTGACAGATCGTTGACTGCTTGTGCCAACTTAGAAATATATGCTACATCTAGTGGTTGACCACGCTCAGGTAAAGGAATTATTGCCATAGTGTATCAATTATACCATTAAATCGATATCGGATTCGAAGTAAAATAGTCATTGTCCTCTGAATAAACTTTTGGATATGTGCTTCTGTGTAGGGACACTAATAGGGTAGATACTGATTCTGGGATAATAGTTTTATATTGATTAGTCAATGTAGTTTCCATATACTTCCAGTCTTCAGTTCCATACTTAAAATAAATATCATAGGACACAATTATCTGATCTCCTTTATTTGCCCAAACCATATCTACAACTCTATTTGTTACAGAAACAGAGCATTCTATTGGAGTAGTTGTTTCAACAGGTAAAGAATAATATGGAGACCACTGAGAGTATCTGTTTTTATCTTCAGAAACAATCCTATATCTTACAGAATATCTTTTTGTCTTTCCATTGAATGGTGGAAGGTCTGCCTTTTTAACTGTGGCTTTTTTTATTCCTTGATCAGCCACTATACAACATCCAAACCAAATCTAAATTCAATGTGATTTGTAGTGTTGGGAAGTTTTGCAATTGGTTTTGATCCTGTATTTTTTATAATTGAATAACCAGTTAATCCATAAAGTGGATTTAAAGATGTGGTATTCTCTAGCCTTAATGCATCAAGGCAGACATAGTAATCACCAGAAACTACTTCATTTTTTATTACTGAAGCATAGAACTTTACAGTATCAACAACGTTCCAAGTAAAACCAGTGCTCTTAACTAACTCTTCAAATTTTTTAACAGATACAAAGTATCTTCCTGTCGCAAAGTCTACACCAGAATCAGATTCTTTTATAACAGTTTCAAATCTTGCATACTGCCCCACACCATGGTCATCTCCTTGTCCAAACTCTAACATAATTCTTACTTCATCTGGTTGAACATCAGACTCTCCATTTTTATTTATCAAAGAAAAGGCTAATCGCAAATCATCTTTTGGAGATGCCTTGTCAAAATCCAAAGATGCACCAGTTAGGTGTATGTGGTTGCCAGAGGCTATCGCAAGTTTTCCAGTTGAAAGAATGTTGATTGTTGAAAGATCTCCACGTAAAGCCACCATATTGTTTAAAAATCTACATCTTTCTCGTCTTGCCTCACGCTTTGGAGTAGTAAAGATTGGGTTATCTGCATTTGTTTGAAACACTACATCTGTCTTATTTATAATATTATTTAGCCCTGTATCCAGAGTACCTTCATAGGACTCGATAGCCACTGTTTGCTCTGCTCCATGATACTGCCAGTTTTCTTCAGAACTAAAAGAAAAGATTGTTCTACTATCGTTTGATCCTGCAGAAGGGTTTGACCCTGCCGAGAAAACCCCTACCTCTGTTATTTCATATCTTTCTAAGGTTGGTAGTTCTGCTGTAAAAACAATCTTATTAATATTGTTTTCATTTACATAGCCCCTTGAAGTTATTGGTACACGAAACATCTCAAAATCTAAAGACTCTTTGTTTTTTATAGCATCATTTTCTTGGTTAGAAAAAACATGATTTAATGGAACAGGCTTTGCTCCACAACCAATAGCAATGTAAGAAGCATATGAGGGTGCTTGACCCACAAGATACTTTGCTAAAATTCCTTGACCTTTATCAGTTATCATTTATTTCCTCACTAGACAATTGTATCATTAAAAGTCTCTTCCTGGCTAAGTATTTCTATCTCAACTTGCTCGTCGGCTTGAAGGTTTATTACATTTACGATAAGGTCACCTGTTAATGCCTCAATATATACGATTTCTTCGTTAGGTCCCGTGCCTTTTTCTGGTAACTTTTTTTCAATACCTATTGAAAAATTTTTAAAATATGTATCCGCTGTACCTTGAAGTCTAATAATATTATTAGAGTTATAGTCAAGTTGCACCTCTTTTAAGTTTTTAACAATACTGTAAACTATGTCTTGACCATTTATAGCATCTGATCTGGATATATTTATTAGTTCATGACCGCCAACGTCTTGGAAAAGAACCTCTAGCATTATGTCTTGTGCTGCTTGATCATCTTGAGGGTTGGTTAATCTTAAAAGTGCTGGGCTTGCAATTTTTATTGCATCTTTTGGATCAGACTTTGTAGTTGAGGTGGCTTGGTTTGCTGTTGAATCAAGTGCCATTATAGTACCTCACTTAAAAAGACAGACATTTCTGGTCCATCAATACTTTTAGAATATTCTATATTGTATACAACAAACCTGGAATTATTAAGAGCAACCTTATTAAGGTTGTTTTCAACATAATCAATAGATACTATATCTCCCAATTGAATCATAGGGTTTGCAAATATTTTTACTCCTATAGATTTTCTTGGCTTTGTAATTTTTTTTACTAGCCAAGACATTAAATTTTCAGCATCGTCATGCGACTGGATATATGGAACATCTAATGAAAAATCTTTTTTACCATAAAGCATTCTGCTTGTTTTTATGTCTTGATAATTTCTTGTTGTCTTGTTTACAGATGTTATTAAACCATCATCGTCAAACTGTGGATCTGAAAGATTGCTATTCTTTGAAAAATAATCATCAACACTAAATGTACTTTCTGTTTGTTCAGTAAATGTTACACCACTAATTCTCAAGTAGTTTCCGCTAGTTGAATCAAGATTAAGTACTCTGTCTGTGGCATTAAAGATTAAGAATTCCGCACCGTACGATCCGCCTCTAAATCCAGAAACAACATAACCTTTTATGTCATTAAAAGTTGGACTGAGTTGAGCATATAATGCTGGATAAGCAGTCTCATATTTAAAATTAAATGAGGCAGCCTCACGCATGATTGTTCCAAATTCATCAAAGTACATACTAAACTTGTTTGGCTCAGAAGAACTTATGCCTGATAGGTATGATGACTGAACTGCTCCACTCATTGCGTATTTTCTTAATGAGTCATTTGCGCTTATTGTAGAATCGCCAAAGGCACTTGATATTGGCGTGTTTAATTGAAATGAAGTATTTTCTGAGTAATTATTTGCTAAAGCATAAATATTTTCAAACATTACTCTAGAAGACCCTCTGACAAATAGAGCCATATTATTGTATACTGGAAGTGGTTTTTCATCAAAAACTGTAGCAATTAGGTTATTGTTTATATATAAAAAGAATTTTCTTCTTGCCCCAATGTCTTGATACTCTACAGATAGATCATAGACAGTTGGATTTTTTTCTGCTGCCATTCTATACTGCCCTGTAAACTTTCCGTCATCTACAAAGATATTTGCAAGACCCTGATACAAGGTAACTGGAACTGCTGTAGGACCAAATGGTCCTGATGGTCCTTGCTCTATTTTATAAAAAATAACGTTATTAATATTTTCTCTTTCTTTAGAATTTAAACTTGTCGCTCCTAAAGCAATTATTTCAAAATAGTATCCATTGTTTGTTGCTGGATTGACCATAACTCCAAGACCACCAGACCCACCAGATATTTTAATATCTTTATCTGCAGTTGTTCCTGGAACAATAAAGAGATCTGTTGCTCCAATTGCAGTTTGTCCACGGTTTGGATCATTCTCAATTTTACCAACAATTCTAATTCTTGTTCCAAAATGTTTAAAATTATTTAATAATGGTTTATAGACATAAGAAATAAAATCTGCTGAAGGATCTGTTGTTTTAAAACCTGGGCCATTCATCACTAATGCTGAAGATTGAATTGTTCCAGGGTTAGTAGTTGACATTGCCTGTAGGCTAGACTCTGAAACATACTTTGATGAAAGCATGTTTTTAATAATTCCGTTTCGTGATGATTTTTGAGCAAATGTATTTGACAATAAAGTTTCACCAATATTAATTCCAGCAGACCCTACAGAGGTTGTGGGTAAGGTTTGGTTCTTTCTAAATAAGTATTTGGACTCCATATTACATCCACGAATATTGTTGTTGTCTGACCAATATGGATCTATTCCTGCTCGATGTTCAGTAATGGTGGTTCCAAACTGACCTCTTCCATGTTTTGCTACCGCTCCATTTTTTAATCTGCTTAGACTGCCAACATCTTCATAGTTTGGCTCAGAATAAATTCTTACACGTCCTGTTGGATAAATCTTTCCATTAAATGGTAGTGATGAAAAATACTTATCATATTCTTGAACGCTACTTATCCAAACATCATTATACCCTGATACATTATATTCAACAGCATCATACTTGATTATTTCTCCGTTAGCATAAAAATATCCATTATATCTTGTTACCCAATAGACTGCTTCTCCAAGATCGATTATATTGTCAATTACCCTGCCACCAGAAACACTGGGTGGGGTAGCAGTCAAATCTGAATTTAAAGGAATGGCAGCAAGGGCATAACTTGACATATCATTAACTTCTGAGTTAATAGATTTTGTATTTTGTGTTCCTGATACTTCCCAAATAGGAACTGGCTTATATCCCCAAACCTTTTCGTTATCAAGTAGTCCTGCTTCTCTGTAAGTTCCAACACTTCTTTGTAGACCCCTTGTTGTGTAAGATATCTTACCGTCATTATATACATTATTATTTTGTTCGCTAATCTCTATAATATTTGACAATTTATCTTTTGTGTTTTTATTTTTAACTACCCCTGCATATTCAGAATCTGAAGAACCGTAAAACGTCAGATCTGTGGGTCTTTGGGTTTCTGTTGGCATGATGTATTCTTTGCTCATCATTACAAAGTTATTATATTCGTCAAAGAACATTGCTGTCTGTGTTGACAGGGCCAAGTCTTCCAGTATTTGAGCAATACTCTTTTCTGGAGGAACAAAAAAATATGGAATAACCATTTCTGACTCTCCATCAACTCTTTTAAAAATATAATTAGAAAAACCAATTGAGTCTAGCAAAATAGAAACAGCAACACTTAAGGATGTATTGCTTAGCAGAAGTTCTGGGGCAGTCTGAGATTCAAAGTACAAGTACAAATCTCTTAAAGTTAAAGAAACATTTTTAGATTGATTGTCTATTTTAGGAAATCCATCAGAGTACAATGTTTTAATAGGAACATAATATTTTACTCCTAAACCATCTGTCAGTATTTCATATATTTTTACTTGAATGTTGTTTAGTGTATATGAAGAAATAATACTATTTGTATTTAATGAATTAAAGGAATCATCAAAATCAAAGAGTTCTACGTTTCCAGTAGATGCAAGAAGTTGTCCAACTGGCATACCACTAACTCCAAGATCTGAAGCACTCTTGTTTACAGAAAATGAGATTAGTCTATCAGACAAGTCTGCTGCAAGTCGTGGAGAAAACTCTATCAAATCAAAAGTAGAGTCAAACTTTTTCATAGTATCAACTACAATTCTTATACCAGAAACATATTCAAACTCTTTATATTTTAATGAGCCATTAAACATATAAGATTTTGGATTGCTTAAGTCGGTAACAAAATTTGTAAAACTATTTACTTCTGAATCTTCAAGTTTCCAGCCATAGACTGGTAAAAAAGTTTTCCATTGATCTATATGCCATATATGATATACACCAAGATCTCCAGAGTTTTCAATAACTAAAAATGCATCACCATTTTTATTTTCAGATTCTGGCATTAGTGTTGCTGATGGCAATTCTCCACGGTAATTAAATATATCTGAGTATACTTTTGGAACAATTAACCCATAAGATAACTCAACATATCCATCTGGACCAACAATACTTGTATTGTCTTTTCTTTTATCCTGACTTGAAAATGATACTGCATCAACCCAACTATTATTTTTTAATACCTGTATCTTCCAGTTTTCTGGAGTTGTTTGATTTGTTTCTCCAAAATGAGGATCTAAAAACAAATTTGTTTGATTTGTATATGAGCCAGAACTAAATGTTCCGACATTGGTCTGCATCTTTATAACAAGCCTATTTGCTGGAACTTTGTTTTTGTAAACAACAAAAGGCGCTGCATCTTCAATTACATGTCTATCATTTATAGTTTTGTTTGAAATTCCATATTCTACACTATTTTCTGTTCTAAAAGAAGTCCAGTATTTAAATGGATCTTTTTTATCTGGCATGTAGTACCTTGGTCTTTTTGCCATATCCATACTTGGGCTATGCAAAAACTTACCATTAAGAAAAGTTGCCTTATTAATTCCAGATCTTGGTCTAAAAGGTTTTAGGCAGTCTTCTAGAGAATACAACATCTTAAGTTTTTCTTTATTAGTAGAAATAAAAGTAGGGTCTCCATTATCATCAAACCCTCCATCTATAACTACATCTGCATCTGTTCCTCCAGTATAGTAGTTTCCAAAATCTTTGGCGTCAAAGGTGTTTGGAATTGTTCTGTATGGTGATGTGGCTTGGCTTGGTCTATATCTATAATTTCCAATTTTTAAAATATTTGTAGCAATGTTCATGTTCCATTCAAATATTACAGAAGACTTTGTTTCAATGGATGAACTTGTTTCTATGTGGCTTAATAAATCTTTGTCTTGAAACATTATGCCTCTTCCAGCGTTAAGGACACGTTCCAAAAATCAAAGTTTAAACCACTTCTCTTTACAACTGAATAGTTAAAGTCTGAAAAAAATACTTCTACCACTTCGTTATATTTGTTTATATTATTAAATCTTTCGTCTATTGCAGTTCCCTCAAGGTTTTCAAAATTTGTATATTTATCATAAGCAAGGTAGACCCAAAAAGATCCTTTGTGATTGTTATACCAATCAAGAATCTCTACGCCTCCTGCACCACCATCAGTTGTAAACTCTAATGGATTTTGCCTTGTTACTGTTTTGGCAAGGTCAGGATTTCCATCAGAATCAAACTTGGCATATGTATCATAGGATCTGGAAGGCAACATATCCCAGGATACTGTTATCTGTAATTTGTCAGCAATATGATATGACCTCATGCGGCCATTAATCATTCTCTCCCTTTTTTCTATTCTGGTGGTACTAAATGCTATAGGTGACCTATTATCATCAGAGAGTATCAGAAACTCCCCAGATCCGTCTGCAGAGGCGCTTAATGACCCTATCTCGTCTCCTGATGGTATGTGGAATCCATCGATCTTTGTCCCCTGATTATCTGCAAAGAGCATTGCCTGTGGTCTTTGATATTTTTTGCGACCAGACATATATAGATTATTTGTCATTAAATTCTAACTCCTCTAATTTTTTGTGAATCAACGCTCTTTATTTGAGTCATTACTGCTCTTGCAATTTCATCTGGGTTTGAATCAGATTTAACATTTACATTGATACTATAATTATACACTGAGTCCCCTACAGTTGAGCCATTATTTATAGCCTTCATAGTGTCTGCCCCGTGAGACTCAACAGCATACTTACTCATTACAAATTCTCCTGGTGTTAGCATTGCTGGTACGATGTCAGTTCCTCTTGCCAGCCCTCCTGATGAAAGTGCCTGCATTGCAAACCTTCCTCCCAGTCCACCACTATTTTTATTAACTTTGTTAGAAACAATATCTTCTAAAGTAGGGTTGCCTGCATTAGCATTTATTGCATTATATAAAGAAAGACCAGTTAATCCAGCAGCCCCAATAGCAGTTCCAGCAAGTGTTGCAACAGATGCTTTACTAGTTCCAATTTCTGAGACTGAGTTTAAGGTTGGTTTAGCAGGATTAGTAATTGCTGATCCTGGCAATGTAACATATTCATCACCAACCTTTCTTATAAAGGTGTCTGGAGTTGCTATAGGTTTTAGATGCATTCCAGGGATGTTTCCTATTCCCCAGTTTGTAAACTCAGTTCCAGGTCTGTACCCAATATAGCCAGCCTTAAGAATTGCCTGCATGTATGGATCTGTTATGTCAGAATTCATACTATCAATTGTTGGTGTATACTTCAAGCCAGTTTTTTTCTGGTACTTTAGTGCAAACTTTTTCTCTTGCCTTGTAGACAGAATGCCTTTGCCTGTTAATACTTTAAGAATTGCCTTTGGTGTTAGTGATACGCCATATTCAAAAGTCCCAAAATTCCTATAAATCTTTGATGTTTCGGCGCTAGTTGAACTATAAAGTCCTGGACCGTGGGCTGCCATAGGTCTTGAATATGGATCAACTCTTGCCGTTAATTCTCTTTCTAAGGGAGATGGGAAATCCATAATTTCTTTCACTGATCTATGAACACCCAACTTCATTTGTAGTAATGCACCTAGTGGTCCTGGAACTGATTCTATAAATGCCTGCCTCTGATAGTATGCTTTTCTTTCAGGTGTGAGGCCAGATTCTGCTGAACGTTTCAAGTTCCATAGAAAACCTGTATCTCCAAATTTCTCGTTTACTTTTGATTTTACTGAATCTTTATAACCAGTTAACTTGGCTTTAATTGGGGTTGCAATATCAGATGTAATATTTTCAAACATGGTACTGTATGAGGCTTCAGATCTACTTCCACCTTTTGGAATCATAGATCTTTGTATATATGACAGATCCTTATAGTTTGTCTCTAAGTTACTAATTGCGTAAGGGTTAAACTCTTTTGCTAGTTTAGCAACAGGTTTTGCAAGTGGTGCTGTAAGTGCTGATCCAAATGCTTTTATAGGTGGATATGTTGATCGTTTATTTGGGTCAAGATAATTCCATGCGCTCTCTATTGGTTTCTTGGCACCACCAACAAAATCTTTTATCCCATACTTTGTTTTATAAATTAAACTAGATAGTTCTAATCCTACTTTTCCTGTATTTGCAAGAGAAGAAAGAACTTTTTCAGTCTTGGTTGGGAAGTAAGGTTCTGAAAAATAATTATCATCCCAAAGGTTTGGATCTTTGGGTAGTGGGTTTGTTGGAGGGGTTAGGCCTTGCTCTACTAAACTTCCAGTTGGTGTCGATGCTGATGGATTTAACTTGGATGATAGTTTACTAAACATGTCAATACCCAAGCCTTTAACAGGATCTGAAATAAAGTTTTTTACACCTTGAGGAACTATCTTGCTGGCAAATCTTCCTAATGGCTTTAATAATTTCATCAAAGGAATAGGAATAACAGATAGTCCAGCCGTTAAGTTATCCCCAGCATTGGATCTCATTTCTTTACCATCAATTTTAGCCTGAATCATTCCTGGTATACCGCCATACTTTGCCAAATCGTAGCCAGTCTTAGCAATTGATGGCAATCCAAAGAAGTTGGCAACTTGTTCAAATTGCTCTTTTCTAAATCCTGGTTCAAATCCACCTCTGGTTTTGCCAGGACCATACTGGTATCTGTTTTCACGTACGCCTGGAAGTAAACTATTTTGAGATGTTTTGCCACTGCCCTTCCCCATTGATGACATTCCTAAGTAATGTGGAACCATTCCACCTTTAGAGAATAGTTGTAGGCCACCAACACGGTATACACCACCACCAATACCGCCCATAGAAGCACCAGAACCTGCATAACGGTCTGGAGTCTTATCAATACCCATTCCAGGGCTGCTAGATGCCTTTGGCTGCTCTGCTAATTGATGCCAGTAGTCAGAGAAATTTGCTACCTTGCCACTAAATGGAAGTCCTGGAATCTCTGTTCCGCCCCATGGATCTTTTCCTGTAGTGTTAAATATAGGCTTTCCATTTTTATCAAACCCTATTGGAGAGCCTTCGTATAGTCTTTCTAATTCTCCCCAGTATCTTCCAGTTGGACTTCCAGTAGGCTGGTTGTTAGCATCGTAGGCAGACTTTGGTTTACCTGATATTGAAGAACCAAGGTTTCTAACTATGTCAAGTACTTCTTTTGGAGTCATTGCTTTATTATTTTTTGAATACTTTTTATCATTAAGGTTTTTAAAGAATTTTGATCCGTACTTCTTTACTGCAGACCTTTTAACTACAAACTCTCCAGGTGTAAGCATTGCAGGAACTGTGTCTGTTCCTTTGTTTATTCCGCCTGTTTTAAAATATTTTGGTCTAACCATTCCACCAGTAGCCATGAATCTAAAAGAATTAAGGCCTCCGCCACCGCCTACATTGTTTGCATCATACTTAGGAATTGTTGCATCATATGCAGCCTGTGCTGCAGCAAGTCTTGCTGCTGCTAATTTAAACTGTTCCTCAGATCTTCCATTTTCTGCAATCCAGTCACTATAGGCTTGTGCCTTATCTAATTCTGCAACCACCCTATCAAACTCTGCTGCTGCTGCAATATCTTCTGCAGTACTTACTGGTGGTACATATGCATTTGCTCCAGGACCCCCAATTGCATTTATTGCATCTTGAAGTGGTCCAGTAGTTGGTGCTGCACCCGCATACAAAGATAATGTTTTAACTATATTTGCCCAGGTTTGATCTAGTTCTCGTGCTGATGCAAGCAAGCCTGCAAGGTCTTTTGAACCATTGAGAGCAGCAAAGGCAGCACCTGCTGCATCTAATTGTGCGTTAATTGCCGCCCATGCTATTTTTGTATTTCCAAGAACTGTGAGTTCTGCTATCTCTTTATCAATTCTTGCTTGTATTACTTGATTCTGATAAACAAGTGCATCTATTCTTTCTTGAAGTGGCTCAATAGATTCTTCTTCAATCTTAGAGATTGCATCTTCAAGTTTTCTAATACCACGAAGTGCCAACTCACGACTTTCTTCGTAACTATATATCTGATCTTGCTTACCAATAATCATTTCCAATATAGAAAGTCTGGTTGGATCGTTTTCCATATCATAAATTTTTTGTGCATTTAAATATTGTTTTTCATTTATTTGTTCTGCTGTTAATCCACTCTTTGGACCTACAAGACCCATTAATTCATTTTGTCTTGCTTGCTCTAAAGCATCTGATTGATCTGATTCAAACTGTGATGCACTTGCTTCTCGCATTGCCTGCACCGCCTGCGCTGCTGCAGAAATATCTCCCTTTGAAAGAGCATCTGCTAAATCAAGTTGATTGCTTTGTTGCTCTACAATATTTTCATTAATCTTTTGAATCTCTGAAAGAGCATCTGCTTGCTCATCATATCTCTTATTTACTTCCTCTGCTGCATGATTTATAATCTCTAAGTCATTTGAAAGAACACTACTTTCATCTTGAATCTTTTTAATAGCACGATCACCAAAGAGTGGGTTCGTTTCTAGGTCACGACTTAAATCATTAATTTCTTCATTTAAATCTTCAATTGGTCTTGTATAGGACTCTTCAATTTTTCTTTGACCATCTTCTATTTGATCATTAAGTTTTTCAATTGTTTGTTGGAACCCAGCGATCTGAAGTTGTTTATCTGCAATTTCTTTTTCATTTGCCCTAATTAACTTGGCATCAGCACCAAAAAGTATTAGACCTTCTTGGGCTGCAAACAGGTCATCGACAAGTTGTCTTCCATTTTGAGATGCTTCCTTTAGATCTCCTTTATTAAGTGCAACTTGTATATCAATTATTTTTCTTGCTTCAATATTATCAATATAGTCTGCAATAGCCTTGGCTGCTGATTCACCATTCTTTAAACTTTCTACTAACATCTTTGCTAATTTTGGATCTCCAAGAACAGCATCAATTTGATTAACGCTATATCCAAGTTCTTTCATTTGAGAAACAAGAAGTGGCATATCTGCATACAACCTAAATTCTTCATTTGCCTTAATTGCATTATTCAATGTTGCTTGGCGCTCAAGTGCGGTGTTTGCTAGTCTAATATTTGTAATATAAGTTTGCCAGTCTGGATCAGAGGAACTTATTGCTCCACTAGCAAGGGCTGCAGCCTGACCCTTATCAGCAACAACTTCTAAAGCCTGGGCTGCGCTTAATCCGTTTCCAATTAAAATGTTGTATGCCTTGGATTGATCTTGTATATCTTTTATTGTCTCTTCATTAGCAAGATTAAAGGTACCAAGGTTTCTTTCACGGTACCCTTGATCAACAGCCTTGCCAGTATCAGTTAGTCCCTTAATTGTATCCTTTGATCTTGCCTTACCTTTTTCAAAAGTAAAGAGGGCTCTGTCACCTGTTAATGCTGCTACCTTTGCAAAGTCTTCTGCAGACATAGAATCAATTGCTTCTCTAAAGTCTTTTCCAACGCCCATCTTTAAAAGTCTATTTTGAATACCATCAAATAAATTAAAAGCATCTTTTTGTGTTTGCTTGTTTGTAAATGCTTCAAGCAATGACTTTACTGGAGTAAGAGCATTAAATGCATTGTCTCTTACCTGCTTCAATTGCATAGCCAATGGCTGTAAGAACTCAAGTGGGTCAGCCACCTTTACAGGAGGGTCTTGACCCTCATACTCAACACCAAAGATTTCTTTAAACTTGGCTGGATTTGCAGCAAAGTAAGCGGCTGCCTTTTCTTTAGCAGTTCTGTCCTGAGCCCAACTTGGAATCATTCCCTTTTGCATTAATTCATTTGTTTGAATCTCGTCTTTAGTTCCAGCAGCCTGCAAATAACCCTGCAGAATCATATCGTCTGTAACCATTGTTTCAAGATTGAGCAACATTGTTGCTGACATTGTAAGGCCATCTCCAACAAGCGCTTCCCAATTATCGAAAATGTATTGATATCTTGGATCTCCCCCTAATTTCGGGTCTGCCATTATTTTTAATTCAGCCTTTGTTACGCCTTTTTTCCCGCCTAATGCCTTTACCATGTCTGCAATTCTTTGAACTTTTGCCACACTATTATCATTAACATCTAAGTTAATACCATAGGTTTCTTGTATTTGAGACAATGCAGCAACTGCTTCTTTAATGCTATCTATCTGTTCTTGTCTATCCCCTCTGGCTTTTGCTCTTTGTTCATCAGTTGTAGCGTTTTTCATAGCAGCGTCATACGTTGTTGTATCATTTATCATTGCTGTAACATTGGTTTTTTGATCAGTACCAAGTCCAGCCTTTGACATTAACTGTGAAAAAACAGACGCGCCTGCAGCGTCACCTTTAAAAGTAGTATCAACTAAAATATTATATTCTTTTTGGAATGGTTCATTACTAAGTAAATCAATCAAAGTCATTGGATCGATTAGATTACTTGCAAACTGCAACTGCATTTCTGTTTTAAATGCACTATCTGGCATAGTAGCAAGTTGTGTTAGTGCTGCATCTTTAAGTGCTGCTTGTGGTCCTTTTGGATATAACTCATCTACAGCGCCTTTAATGGCAGCATTCCAAGCATCTTCTCCAATTTTATCTTTAGATGCTAAGATTGTATTAATTTGGTTTTTATTTTGTGCATTTACACCATCAAGTGCTGCTCTTCTTTCTTCCTGAATTTTTGCTCTTTCTTTTTCAGTTTTAGCAGTTTTTAGTCTAATGTCATACTGTTTGTTTAATGAATCTATTAATTGCTGATTGTTTGCTAATTCTTGAACCATTAACTGTGCACCAGCAGTTTGAATTTTAAGTGATGCTGCCTTTGCATCTCTTACCTGGAAGTATGTTGATGTTGTACCAAATGTAAGGACAGACAGTGCCTTATCTAGTCCACTCTTTTTGGGATCATACCAGTCTTGATAGATTGCTGGGTTTATTGCTTGCTGAATTCGGTGGCTTAATCCCTTTTCTCCCCTTCTTGCTGATTCAGAAGATGCCATGGTTCCACCTGAGCCAATGAGTGTTGATGTGTTCTCATTGCGGTCAAATATCTTAACTCTACTAAGTACACCGCCAAGTACTGGGCCCAACTGATTAGCAGTCGATGCAATTCCACCATAAGAACTTAATGCATTGAAATAAGAAAAACTTTGTTTTGATGCATAGTCAATCATCTTGTTAGAAGTTTCGAATGTTTTTTTGTCAATGTCTAAGGCAACCTTGAGTGGATCCTTTTTAATATTTTCTCCGTTAGGACCAGTAATTTGAATTATTTCCGCAGCAATATTTGCAGATAGAGGATAGTCTTTTAACTCATTACCTATTGCCATAGCCAAACTTCTTGCTTGATCTGAGTCTATGACACCGCTAAGCATTGCTGCAGATAGTTGAACTCCCATGTTTTTTCCAATATCAGCACTTGAGAATCCTGCCTTTACTTGTGTTTCTATATCTGCAAGTAATGATTTTCCAAATTCTGACTCAAGTATTGTTTGTCCAACTTTGCGCTGTTTTTCATTTGCTCCAACAAGTAGATCTGCTCTTTTTCTGTCTGCTGATTCAGATGCTGAAACAGAGTTAGTAATTTTTGATAATTCAATTAGTTTGCCCTTAGTCATAGACATGGCATTACCTAAAGCAATACCTTCTTTTTTGGCCTTGCTCAGTGCCATATTAAATGCAACAATTGCTCCTGCTGCTACAAGAAGTCCTGCAGCAACGGCTCCTACTGGATTCATAAGCATTGGGGCCATTCCTGCTACAGCAGATGCGCCCATCATTGCCATTCCGCCCTTTTCATTTCCAGCCATCATAAGACCCATGCCTGCAGTTCCAAGAGCCGCTGACGCTCCACCAGAGAATCTACCAATCTTTTCTTGACGTGCTATTCTTTGATTTTTAATATTTGCTTTTTCAGTTTGCTTTTGATTCTTTAAGTCTCTTCTTTGGTTTTCTTTTACTGCAGCATTATAGTGCAATGCTTGCTGACGATTAAGTTCTGCACGGCGCTGTTCTTCTACATATCTCTTTCTTGCATCTACAGTTTGTCGTTTTTGTATTGCTGCCTTTTCTTTTTGTCTTGCTGCTTCAGTTCTTGCATCTTTTTCAGCAGCCTTAACTTGAGACTCTTTAATTTTTATTTCGTTTTCTGCAAACCTTCTAAGAGTTCTATCGATTTCAGCCTGACTAAATCCTTTGCTACGTAAATCTAATGCTAGTTGTCCCTGTTTTACTGTAGGATTTTTTAATCCTGGATCTCCCTTGATTTTTCCAGGCATAGAGAATCCAGGAATCTTTCCAAATCCTCTACGGAAACTTGCAAGTTGGCTTCTTGTTGCAACTCTTTGTGTTCGTGTTTCTGTCGTAGTTCTTCTATCTCTTGAACTTCCACTATCGGCAACTGCTCCAGCAGGCTTTGCTCCTGTGTTGGCGTTTGTTAATTTTGTTACTTTGCCAGTTTTAGTGTCAACCTTGAATTCATTATTTGGATCTACCAAAACTTTTTGACTTTGATCTACACCACTTGATAGATTAAAAACTGGCTTTGAAGAGTCATAGTATCCTGTTCCAATTCTATCATCAAGAAGCGCTAGAAGACCCTTGGAAGCATTAACCTGTCCTAGTTTTGGAAAGCCCTTTGGCTTTACTTTTTGTTGTTTTAAATATTCATCTGCTAGAACATCAAGTTGTGCAGATTTTTGAACTAATTTTATATCGTCTAATGTTGTTGGGTGTGCCCCAGGCTTCATATAATTTGCTGCTTTTTCAAACTCTTTAATTTGTGTTGGTGTTAATCCAAGAGGATTTCCATTTTTTGCATTCCAGTCTAAAATATTTTGAGGTCTATTTTTTGTATTCATGTAGTTGTTTAATAATCTTAGGTCGAACATTGCTGATCCCTTTGAATACTTTGCAGGACCTCTTCCAGACTCACCAGTTTTTTCTACATGTGATAACTCAGATCTTAGGGCTGTGGCAATTTGTTTTTCAGTATATCCCAAAGACTTAAGTTTTTCTCTTACATTCTTTAGTGGATCATTTTTACCTGCAACCATATTTGCTGCTCTAAAATTTTGTTCTTCTGCATCCAGTGCTTTCCAAAGTAATGAACTCTTTGGTACGTTTGTTCTCCAGCCTCCTCCCGCTTTACCTTCGGGACTCATAGCATCTCTTAATCTTGAAGGCATATTTATTTTTTTATCGCTTACAAATGCACCATCTTTTTCTACTAATCCCATCTGGTAAAAAACTTTTTTCATAACTTGGTCATAAGTTTTTCCAGCAGTGTCTCTTCCAGCATCTAAAGATTTTTTATCATAAAATAGGCCGTCTCTGTAAATCATGTTTTCTTTTACAAACTTCATTAGTTTGCCTTGGCTCATATGTGTTGGTGCTGGTTTTTCTTTTCCTAGTGCAGCAAGTACCCTGTCTCTTTGCTCCTTGGGCAATCTTTCCAATTGTCCTGCTGCATCGTTTGATAAACCTGTTACAAGTTTTTCAATTTGTGCCTTTGACTCTGGAACATTTTTAAATTTTTCAAAGTCTCCTAATTCTAACTTAGTAACTCCTTCTCCTGCACGAGCATGAATAGGGTGAAGCGCTGCCCAATCTGTCTTTGCTCCATCTTTAAGCCTCTTGAGCATATTTCCATAAACAATTTTTTCTTCTGGGTTTAAGTTCCAAGTTTTAAGAAGTTTTTCTAGTCTTGGAACTGACTTAGCAATTTCTGTTTTTATCGCTGCATCATAATCTCTTGGAGACATTGATGCTGCTACTCCAGATGTTTCCTGTGCAAAGAACTTCTTTGCTCCACCCTTAACTCCAAGAAGATTTACAACTGCCTGTTGCTCCATACTTGGCATAACTTTAGCAAAATCTCTAAACCCAGATGCTCTATCAAATACTCCAGCAGTTCCAACATCTGCTAAAACATTGCCAGACAAGTTTGGTCTTTGTAAATCCTTATCTCCTCTTAGTGTTGATGCAACCAACTGCTTAACCATTTCAGACTTTGAGAACTTACCACTCATAGCAGCAATTCTAGGATCATACGGAGACTCAATAACAATAAACTTTCTTTGTCCTGTTGGATCTGTTGGGTCCATCATTGTTTTGATAGTTTGTTTTGGAGATACAAGGCCATGAACTTCTCTAGCAATTTGAGTAGCACGAACTTCTGCTAAGGCAGTCTTCTCATCTATTGTTGGTTTTACTACTACAATTTGTCCATTAGGCTTTCTATATACCCCGCCAACACCACGTGCAGGGAAACTTCTTCCAGAAAACGATTGAAGCATTGTTCCAAAATTTGTTGGTGGAACAGATCCAAATTGTCCAAGTTTTACTTGATTTGATATTTTATCTAAAATCTGTCTAGACTGTGATGCTTCTGCAGAACTCTTTGGCATACCAATAAAGGTTGGACCAGTTTTCTTTTCTGGATGTGGTTCGCTATATCCTTGACGAGCATCATCTCTTTTCCTATTTCTTGCTTGCTGTGCATCTCTTACTGCTTTTGGTCCTGGAGATAGTGGGATTCCTCTTCCAGGTCCACCAGGAAGTCTTCCAGCCATAAATCCTGGAACCTTGTCTTTAAACATTGCACTAATAAGACCTCTATATTTATTTGTTGTGTCTGTAGGGATGACTGCTTCTCCTGGAGAAAGCATTGCTGGTACTACATCTCCTGCACCCTTTGGTCCAGGAACACTAAGGATTCCATCCTTATACTTTCTTGTTGGAGGTAACTTGCTTACTGCTCTAGTTGCACCTCCCCTTCCTCCAGCAAATAATGCTGGATTTTGCGATGCCATGCTTCTCATTTGAGTACTTAATGAGTTGTATGATGCAGCAAGAGCGTTTACAGATGTTTTTTCAACATTAAACACTTCTACTAATCTTGAATGTGTTTGATGAAGTTGGTTAGAAGATGCAGCATTTTCAATCTGCTCTTGTGTCATGTAGTTAAATCCTGCACCCATTATGTTTGTTTGTCCGTTTAACTTGGCAATACCACCACGAAGCATTGAGAATAACTTAATTGCATTTGCAACTGCGTTCATTAAAAGACCAAATGTCATCAATACAATTGGTCCAAGACCTGCAACTGCTGCAACGACTACAGCAATAACCTTCTTTGTACTATCTCCAAGACCATTAAACTTTTCAAATAGTCCACCAAAAAACTTAACTACTGGAGTTAAGGCTTCAAGGAATATTTTTCCTAAAGGCATGATGTCTTGTTTAAACTGCTCTATTGCTGCCTGAAACTTAACTCCAACAGAATCTTCAATTTTTCCCATTTCTCGCTCAGATAAGATTGCTAATTCTTCTACTGAGGATCCTGCTAAACTAAGAGCACGTGATGCTTGTGAACTATCTTTTGTTACATTTTGAAATAGTGTTGATAAACGAGAAAATTGAAACTTACCAAACATTTGTTCAATTGCTCTTGCACGATTAAGTGGGTCAAGTGTATCGAGTGCCTGTGCAAAACCAATAATAGTATTTTGTAAATTTCCAGCATTTGCCTCAACAATACCTTTTATATTTATTCCAAGGTCTCCAAGAAATGCTGCTGCTTTCTTTGATGGGTTGATCATAGAGGCAAGACCAGACTTTAATGCGTTCGCACCTTCTGATGCGTTAATTCCGCCTTCCTTCATTGCTGTAAGGAAAAAGGCTAGGTCTTCAACACTTCCGCCAAGTTGTTTTATAATTGGTGCTGCTTTTGGAATTGCAATAGTTAAGTCTTCAATAGATAGAACAGTTTGGTTTTCTACTGCGTTAAGAAAGTCAATTTTCTTTGCAAGTTCTTCACTAGACAAACCAAAAGCATTTTGCAAAGAAATAGTAGTTTCAAGTGCTTGCTGCTGCTCTATCTGTCCAAGAACTGCTAACTTTGTTGCTGTTTCAACTT